CTACCTCGTAAACCTGTCCACAAGCTTTCTGATTACATAGTTAAGTAGCAGTTTAAGCATTCCGGTAAGGCACAATACCATCGCTAAACCGACACCAACTAATGCCATGAGTCCATCAAATCTCAAGAAAGCAATAACCGCAAAAACAAAGCCTACGAGTGAGATCGAGCAAGCAAAGATAATTTCAGCTTTATCGTGCACTCTCTTAAGTTCAGCTTGTCTCTGCTCTTCAAGCTGTTCATCAAAATAATCCTTCACAGGGCCGTAGCACTCTCTACACAAGACCGATGTCGCTAGGGCTTTTGCACCACAAAAAGGGCAATCTATCGCATTTGGATTGCTAGGATCAAAAATCGATTCTTTCCCCTGAATATGTATGTCAACTTGCTTGATGAAGTCTCGGCCTGCAATTTGATGATTTTGCCCTTTGATTTGCTGATTAACCTGATAGTTTGGTTGCTGTTCCATTAAACAACCCCATAATCATCTGCCATGAAATTACTTCGTTTTCTTCACTATATCGCGACCAGCAACCTCATTTTTGTTTCCCGAAATGTACTGTGTGACTGATGTTGTATCATCATTTTTTGACACCCCAAAGACTTCATTAGCGTCGATACCTTCCTTCTTAAATACTCTGCTTTCTTCTTCATAAATAGGAGGTAATTTGCCTATTTCTGTCCTTGATTGTGCATGAGATATTTGAGCGAAGTAAGCTACTTCCTCTCTAACAGCTCTTGTCCAATTATCGTTAGGCTCCAATAGTTTAATAACTCTGTTGTATATCAATCCTACGTTATGGATAGTTAATAATTCAGGAGCAACTGCTTCAAACTCCATTCCTATTCCTTCTAACAACATAGGGTCTAGTCCACCTAAATAGCTACGACCACTCATGCCAAGTAATAAATAATCTAAAGAAACATCTTTTGAAGTGGCAAAACTACAAATCCTTTCATAAGGAATAGTTCCTCTTCTTTTCCAAGTAGATAAAGTTTGGGGACTAACACCAAGAACTTCTGCTACATCAGCGTCCGTGTAAACACCACTTAGTTTAGCAATTCGCGATAGAACATCCACGAGCTTTAATTCAATACTCATATTGACAACCAGATACTACATATGAATACTACATTTGAGTAATGAGTATTCTTTTTGTTAATTGTATATACATATTGAGGAGTTTAACTATGAACGTCAATAACCATACCCCCAGCCGTGACTTATACAACCAAGTGCGAGCAGGTTTTATTGGTCAGGGCTCTTCTCTAACCAAATGGTGCCGCAACAACGGTATCAAGCCACAAAATGCTATCCATTGCCTTATGGGCACATGGGATGGCCCAAAGGGGCAAGCGTTACGGGCTGAACTGATCCATGAGTCTGGCATTGCTGCAATCTCCAACGTGGCATGAGGTTGAATATGAGCATAACAGCTCAAGCAACACTGAAAAGGAGCAATCCTTGGATGTTTTTGGAACCACTGTTTAATGCCTGTTTAAAGGATATTCCAATGTCTAGAACCAGTTTGCTGAAACGTAATGCCGTCTCTATCCCTCACGCAATTGAGTTATGCCTCGAAGTTGCTAGGCAAAAGCATAACTTCAGCGTTGATCGTGTAGCAGATGGTATGGGTCTCGCTAATAAGTGGGTGATCTATAAATGGATGGAGTCAGGCCGATTACCCGCCCTGATGATCCGTCCTTTAGAACAGACCTGTGGTGCAGATTTTGTCACGCGCTACTTAGGCCATGCTGCCCATAAACTTCTGATTGATATTCCCACTGGCCGCAAGGTCAAGGCTGTGGATGTGAATCAGCTACAAGCAACATTTTCGGAGAGTATTAGTCTTATTTTGGCGTTTTATGAAGGCAGTGCAAACCAAACTGAAACACTGTCATCACTCACGCAGCTACTTGAAGGCGTTGCTTGGCATCACCAGAACGTGGGGCAACACAGTCAACCCCAACTAGAGCTAGATGGAGGTTTTGATGAATAACCAATATCTAACAATCGCTATTGCTAAGTTGCTGCAAGACCTAGAGGAACAAGAAGCAATGGCAATCCTTGATGCGGCGATGCTCCTTAATTTCGATAAATCATCACTTCAAGGGCTAAACCAACCTGCAAACACTTATCGCAGAGGTAGGCAGACAAAAATCAGCCTAGATCCTGAAGTCGAAGCCTTTGTCTTTTCTCTGCCTTATATGAAGCAAACAGAGATTTTGGCAAGAGTTAAAGCCAAGTTTGGAGCTGCGAGAACGCCAAGCAGAGCAGGATTGAGCCGCTACTTTATGGCGCTGAGGAAAACGGTATGAGTTATGAACCTTTTAAGGCCAAAAATACCAACACACTAGTAAAAGCTGAGGCTATTTTTCAGCTAGTAGCGGAACGAGGGGATCAAGGCTGCACACTTAAGCAATTGCAAAAACAGTCAGGCCAGCCACGAACAACGGTGCATCGCGCATTAACGAGTTTTACAGCGATGAATTGGCTTGAGCAAGTAGAACTTGATGACCGTTCTGTGTGCTGGCAAGTCTCACCAGCGGTATTAAGGCTCGCGTTTAATTTCCGTCGTAAAGCATTAGGCGGTACCCCCCTGAATGATCAGATGGTTATAGATGGAGTAACTGCAATGGATGCGATTGAAATTAAACAAAGTAAGAACGTCACTATTAAAGCCGTTAGGGTGTTTCAGCTAGTCGCTAGTGCTTCGCTTACAGGTAAAACGCTTGATGAACTGCAACACCAATCCGGCTATGCCAGAACAACAACTTACCGCTTGCTGTGCACATGGGAGCGTTTGGGCTGGTTAAAGTCCGTTGATGCTAATGGACGAAGTGAGCGCTGGTGTATGTCAGAAAAACTCTTGGCCTTGGCGCATCAGTACCAAAACCAAAGGCTACAAATGATCCATCAAATAAAAGAAAAATATCAATCTGTTGCTGGAGAAGAACTATGAACAAACCCAAGTTAAACCCAAGTCCATCTGAAATTATGCATGGTTTGGAAATGCAACGTCTTGGAGAAGCGCAAGTAGAAATAACACAGACAGTTGAAGCCACTATTGAAGGCTTAGTGTCTGGTAATAGCTCTTCTACTGAGGAACTAATGGAGCTTTGCGTACTTGCAGGTCAAGCTAAAATGGCAAAAGCATTAGCTGATTTTTCTAATGTTATAAGTCTTGAAAATTTGAAAAACATCAAGAAAACAAAGTCATATAAAAATCTAAAAGGAAAAAAGAGCAAACATGGCGCGGTTTTTACTGGAACTTGGGATGATTTCTGCGAGTTTATGGGGATGTCTCGTCAGATGGTTGATGAGCAAATCAAAAACTCAGAAATATTCGGGATCAAAGCGTTAGAGTCACTTCAATCTATCGGTATGGGTATTCGCGACTTACGCCGCTTGCGACAATTACCTGAAAGCGAGCTAAAAGCCATAGTTGATGGCGATCAACTGACTGTCGATAGCAAAGAAGAAGCACTCGACATTATCGAAGAAATGGCCGCAAAACACCGCGTCGAGTCCAGTAAGCTCAATGAAAAACTTGAGCATCTAGTACTATCCTCTAAAGCTTCCGATCAGCTTTTAGAGAAGAAAGGCAAACAAATCCATGAGCTTGAAAAAGCCTTAGAGATAGCCAAAGGCAAAGGAACTCCCGCCCAAATTAAGCAATTGGAAGCCGAGCGAAATAAAGCGTTAAGCCAAGCCATCATTAATGCGAAATACGAAATATTCAAAGGGCTGGCAGCGTTTGAAGATGCAGTTGCCGCAATTCAGAACACTGAACATCCTTGTGATCTTGATGATGAATACCACGGCAGTATGAACGATATCATCTCACGAATGATGGAAGGTAGTGCCCGAGTTGGCCTTGATCAAACCATTATCACAGCCCTCAATAACGAGTTGATGTTATATCAGCAAGGATCAGCTCTATGATGTCCACATTACCCATTGAGCAGATTAAATACTTGGATGGTATTGCCCAAGAGTTAGCTTCAGCGGGGCATGGTCAGCAAGGCGCGATTGTTAACCGCGCGTGCAATTTCCTTGGATTAACTCGTAGCTCTATCTATGAAAAGTTATCGCAAGTTGGCTGGTCTTCAGAGCGTAAAAAACGTTCAGATTGCGGTCAATCAAGGGTGACATTAGAAGAAGCTACTTGGGTATCTAATCTGATCCGCCAATCGCAGCGCCAAAACAGTAAATCACTGATGTCTGTTGAGGATGCCATTGATATTGCCTATGCCAATGGTCATCTTTCCGCCAAGTGCTCTGTATCGACAATGCTCAGGAAGATGGACGAGTTCAATGTTCATCCCAAGCAGCTTAATGCTAACCCTATTACACGCAGTATGCGCAGCCTTCATCCAAATCATGTGTGGCAATTCGATGTATCAATCTGTGTGCTGTATTACCTCAAAAACCAAGAGGGGTTACAGGTCATGGAGGAGTCAGAATTCTATAAAAACAAACCCGCGAACTTAGAGCGAGTGAAGAATGACCGAGTGCTGCGCTACCTTGTCACCGACCACTACAGCGGCGCATTTCACTTAAGCTATATCTTGTCGCCTGGTGAAAGCGTGGAGGCCATTACACAATTTTTAATTGAAGCTTTTAGCAAGCGTTCAAGTAGTGAACTAATGCACGGGGTGCCCTTTATCCTCATTTGGGATGCGGGTTCAGCCAACATGGCCGCGATGACAAGACGCTTATTGGATAAACTCAGTGTCAACCACCTTGTTCATACGCCCGGTAAACCTTGGGCTAAAGGTCAGGTTGAGAGTATGCATAACGTAATCGAAAAGAAGTTTGAGTCACGCTTAGCATTCCAAGCCGTTAATAGCATTGAAGAACTCAATGCTATGGCAACACTCTGGTCGATTGGTTTTCAAAGTGAGTTTAAGCATACAAGGCATGGTCAAGCTCGTTATGGCTTGTACCAGACTATTCGTCCTGAGCAGCTGCGACTAGCGCCGGATGCCGATGTCATGCGTAGCTTTGTGCAGACAGATAGAGTTGAGCGCACTGTTAAGGCGAATGATCTGAGTATTACCTTTGTTCCTAGTAAGGCACATAACTCAATGACCTATTCTCTGGAACACTTAGGCGTACATGCTGGTGAAAAAGTCTATGTGAGTGTGAATCTATATCGCTGTCCTGCGATAGATGTCGAGCGAGTAGATGAGCATGGTGAAGTCCATAGCTATATCGTTGAACCTATGGAAAAAGACGATGCAGGCTTCAATATCAACGCGCCGATTTATGGTGAGAATTACCGCGCTATAGCAGACACCCTGCCGCAACGCCGCAAAAAAGAGATGGATAAAACGGCTTGGGGAACGAGTGATCCTCTTGAGATTAAAAAGAGCCGCAAAGGTCGAGTCCGTCAAGTGGCCTTTAATGGTGCGATTGATGCCATGGCCGATATCAAGCAACAAACCCCACCCAGTTTTATGCAGCGTAAAGGCCAGCCTTTACTTGTTGATATGCAAAATATTAATGAGCCGCCATTGTCTGACATTAAAGCGTGGAAGTTATTAGCGGAATCGTTAGGTCTAAAAGGCGCGGCGTTACAGCCTTATAAGGAGGCACTTAAGCAAGCATACCCTACGGGCTTTACCCGTAAGCAAGTTGAGCAGTTCATAAATGACCTAGGAGGCGATGATGCTTGTGCTCAAACAGCGGCTTTATGAGGCGGGATATACCATAAGTGATCTTGCGACGAAGATGTCATTTCAATACCCCATAGTGCATAAAGCCTTGCAGCACGGCGTATTGCCCCAAAGGAAACAAGCACAATTTATGGATGAGGTTCACCACTTTTTACAACGCAAAGACATTGAAATAGAGGGTGTCTGGTCAGAGTCTGCCAACCCTGACCAGACGATACTCCAAACAAAACCACACGAAGACGAGTTAAATCTGGAGACAGTAATGCTAACACATGCCAGCTTAAAGCACTTTAAACTGTTTAAAAACCCATTCTTAAATGACATTCGTGAAGCTAAAGATGTGTTTTTAAGTGAAGATAGCCGCTACCTTCTCGCAGCGATGCGTGATGCCGCAAGACACCAAGGGATCTTAGCCTTAGTCGGTGATTCTGGTGCGGGTAAAAGCGTACTGCGTAAGCAGCTGCTAGAAGATCTAGCTCAAGATGGTGATGTTTCAGTTATTCAGCCCCGCATTATTGATAAAACTGTCGCCACGGCGGCCATGCTCTGTGATGCCATTATCGAAGATATCAGTGAAGAGAAGCCAAGACGCTCAATGGAAGCCAAGGCCCGTCAAGTTGAAAATCTGCTTCGAGTTGCTTCTAAAGGCGGTCAGCGTCACGTGTTAATCATTGAAGAAGCCCACGATCTCAGTATTCCTGTTTTAAAGTATTTGAAACGCTTTTGGGAATTAGAAGATGGCTTTTCCAAACTGCTGGGCATTGTGCTCATCGGTCAAACCGAGTTAGCCATCAAGCTTAACGAACGCAAGAACTACCAGCTAAGGGAGTTCATACGCCGTTGTATGGTTGAGCATGTACCAAATTTAGACGGTGAAATTGGCGCTTACATTACTCACAAGTTTGAACGGGCTGGCGGGCAAATAAGCAAGATCATGACTGAGGATTGCTACGCTGCAATTAAAAATCGTCTCACTACTAAAGAGACTGGCTTTAGTATGGTGTACCCGCAGATCGTTAATAACCTCGTATCTAGAGCCATGAACTTAGCCCAAGAGCTAGGGGAACCCGTTGTTACCGCAGAATTGATTAAGGAGTGCTAACCGATGAATCAACCGTTACTCGATGCGATTAACCAACATCAAAACCTACTGTTCATGGGCTGTGGCGGGACGGATGATATTGAAACAGGGATTGAACTGCTTGAGCTATTGTCGTCACTCATTGATGAAACCAAAGATTTACACGCTATCTCACCTAAGCACATCGTTAGACAACTCAACTGCATTCAAATGCTGTTATCCGTTGGCTTAACCCAAGTTCGCGCCCTCCAAACCGCCCAACAGTAAAAACGCCCTGAGCGCCATTTTAAGTAGTCTTAGCCTCGACTGCTTATCATGGCGCACTTTTTTTTAGTTAAACGCTTTAAGAAAGATTTAAACGGGATTTAAACGCTATTGGACTTGATGTTGTCACGGTTGAAGCTATCAACATCCTGTAAGGCATTAGTCACTCGAGGTAAGCTAGCTTAATAATATGTAAAACAAACACTACCATTATCACATTTGTAATGTTATCGCATTGTAAAGCCTGCTTGGGTGAGATAGTTTACATTACGACAAATACGGAGGTGGTCAATGTTAAAAAGAATAAAACTGATTCAAGGTATCGGTAATTACACACAAATGCGAGCAAGTGGCATTGAGTTAACTGAGGTAACTGTAATTTATGGTGAGAATCGATATGGAAAAAGTACTCTATGTGATGTATTGCACTCTTTAGCTGTAGATGCACCAGAACTTATATTAAATCGTAAAACAATCCCCAACGACCCTACAAAACCGCAAAAAGTTGAGTTGCAATTTTCTACTGATGCCGGAAACGTAGTATCAACATTTGAAAACTCGCAGTGGCAAGTTAAAACTCCCGATAGCTCAAAACTTTATGTGTTTGATCATAGTTTTATTCACCGTAATGTTATTACCGGTCAAAAACAAGAGCGGCCAAATTCAGAGAATATGACGAGCTTCATACTTGGAGAAAGTAATACTGCACTATATGCAGCCCTTGCCGATGTTAATGTAAGTTTGAGAGACGAACGTCGTAATTTAACTAGTATAGAAGGCCAGCTAAACACACATGCGGTCGGTAATGTGGCTCAATATGCTATGACAGCATTACCCACTCAAACGACAGAACAACTTGAAGCAAACATTGGCGCTTTTGAGACAGCAAAACAACAGATTGGTACATTAATACGAAACATCGACAACATTAAACGCCGAAACACTTTATCAGCAGTAGGAACTCAAGTTCAATTTGCCACTGTAATAGACAGAATCAATACTATATTGATATCTAGCCTTCAAAATGTGCATCAAGGAACGCTAGATGTGTTGCAAAGCCACATGGTTAACCATGTCAACAACTCAATTACATTCAAAGGGTGGGCAGCTCAAGGGCTCACACAAGTAAAAGATGACTGTCCTTTCTGTGGGCAAGAGTTAAATGAGAATGCTAGAGGCTTAATAACAGCTTATCAACAAGCGTTTAATGTTGAATTTGATAGATTTAACTCTCAAAAAAGAGAGGAACTTAACACTCTACGTCAGCCATTTTATATTCCAAACACACGCGAGCAGTTAATTCAACAGCATCAAGCTAACCGTCAGATATTTGATATGTACATAGAGCCTCAGATAACTGGCAATCCAGCATTAACAACTTTCAGTTCTTCATTACAGCAAAAGCATGAAGCTATTTTAGAGATGTTTGATTCTGTTATGACGCAAAGCCGATCGGCGACTGAATCATGGCTTCCTAGTTTAGAACGAAAACTTGCCACACCGTACGAACAGGCTGACACATTAAGCTTCGAGGCTCTGAATACGATAGCGACAGGTTATAATCAAGCAATCTATGAATATTGGGTTGTTGCGGAACAAATAAATGCAATATTCAATGAGTATAAAAATTCACTTGATATCGTTCAGCTAAACACACAACTAGCAGACCTCACTACGCAGCAAGCTCAAGCACAAGAGTTATTAAAAAGAGTTCGCCTTGAACCACTGTGTGTATCTTATCAACAAAAACAAGGTCAGATTTCAACCTTGGATATTGCATATAGGACGCAGAAAGAGCAACTAGATAATTCTCAAAGTGCTTATTTAAACACTTACTTTGATCAAATAAACCGTCTATTTCGTCACTTAGGTTCTGATAACTTTGAAATTATCAAAGTCCCTAATAATAGAGGGCAACAGATTATTTATGACTTAAAGGTAAAATTTAAACGTGAAGATATTCCTGCGGATAAAATTAACACCGTTTTTAGCGAATCAGACCGTAGAGCACTAGCATTATGTATCTTCCTAGCTAAAGTAATGTCTCTAACTCCAGAAGAAAAAGCTAAAGCTATTTTAGTTATGGATGATCCTGTGACAAGCTTTGACAATGAAAGAATAGCGTTAATTCTAAATAAATTAGATGAGCTTCAGCGAACTGTTAAGCAGTTAATTATTACAACGCACTACAAAGGAATGGCAGCTAAAGCAGTTAAAAAATTTAGGCGTTGTGCTAAATCATTAAAGTTAGTACATGGTGTTGATACTTGTTCAATTGATGAGATCGATATTGATAAGATGATGGCTACGGAGCATGATATCGCCTTTGATAAGATTAAAGCATTTGTTCAAAGAGAAACACATGATGATGTCCTGACTAGTTTGCGGCCATTCTTCGAAGAAGAAATTCGACATAGATATAAAAAACAACTAGGGGATCTGGGAGTAACGAAAGCAGACCTATCAGTATGTACGCAAGCATTAAGAGATGCGGGTTTTATGTCAGTACAACTTGAAGCTAGGTTAAGTGCCATCAGAGATACACTGAATACACCAATGCATGAAATTGGTGGAGATGCACTTGAAAATACCAGAACCTTAGCAGCGGACATTCTGGACGTTATATATAATGGATTGAATGCAATAAGGTAATTTAAATATTGAATGTAGACCTCGAATTTAGGTTTAGGTCTACATTCCTATTTATAACTTAGAACAGAGCTATACATTTTCCTGAAACATTTCTCATCCTGAAATCCTTCCCGATATCATCTAATAAGGGCTAACAAACACCGCCTACATTGGAATGTGTGATGCCCTTAAATGATGAACAACTCGACCTCGACTCTCTTAGCACCCAGCAGTTAAATCAACTCAAGCGGAAATGGCCTAAAAACTTAGCCGAACTAGTGAGCATTGTTGATAACCGCTTAGCAAAAGAAAAGCTCGATAAGCCGCTATTGGCTGAAAAACTCATTACTGACATCTCAATTTACCTTGGTGGCCGTGACATCTATTTGCCCCGTGGCAGCTCACTATTGCGTTTCATCCGCAACCTTCGCATCTATCAAGCTTTTAATGGCCGTAACGCCGATGAACTTGCAAAGGAGCATGGGTTTAGCAGACGGCAAATAGACAACATTGTGGCGCAAATACGCCAACTTAATCGAACCCAATAGCGTCATATAAAGACAATCGGAGGATAAGAGCATGGCCGTTATTACTGCCCCAATTTTGCAAGCACTACGAACGAAAGTAGATGCAGCGTTTCAGCAAGGTTTGCTGCAATCAGAGCCTTTATATATGAAGGTGGCCACTGTTGTGACCAGCAATAGTCGCTTTAACACCTACGGATGGCTTGGTGCCATGCCAACTATGCGTGAATGGATTGGTGCACGTGTCATTCATTCCATTAAAGAGCATGGCTACACCATCACTAACCGTACCTTCGAGAATACCGTCGGTATAAGCCGTGATGATGTAGAGGATGACACCATTGGCACCTTCTTACCTATTGTAGAAATGTTCGCTCAAAATGCGCGTGAGTTTCCTGATGAATTGGTGTTCCAGTTGTTAACCTCAGGCTTTAACTCCGCATGTTATGACGGACAAAACTTTTTTGATTTAGCTCATCCGGTTAATGAAAAGCATGATGGCACTGGTGCTGTAACCTCTGTCGCCAACGTAGCAACAGATGCAAATTACTTTGGAGGTACGTGGTTTTTACTGGATACCACGAAGCCATTAAAACCCATGATTTACCAAGAACGCCGCGCCCTTGCGTTAAATACTTTGTTCAATCCAACAGATCCCGCTGCATGGACAAAGAATGAATATCAATTTGGCGCAGATATTCGTTGTGAAGCTGGATTTGGCTTTTGGCAACTTGCCTTTGCTAACCAACGAGAACTGACATACCAAACCCTTTGGAATAGCTATCAGAAAATGAAAGCATTCAAGTCTGATGGTGGCAAAAAGCTAAAGGTTAACCCCAATTTACTTGTAATACCGTCCAGCTTAGAACAAACAGCACTCAAGCTCCTTGAACGCCAGTTTATTGATGAAAATGGCGTAACAGTTGAGAACGAACTTAAAGGAAAGTTTGAGTTGCTCATAGTGCCTGAGCTGTAACGTCAAAAACCATAAATTTACTGATTTCTAGGAGCAAATGATGCCAATCCAAGATGCTATCACCGCTTACAAGCAAGCTATCGCGAACTTTGAGCAAAAAAATCAGGAAGCAGCAGATCTACGTAATACACGTTTGCCTGAATTAACAAGCCGTCTAAATGCTAATCGACTCAGTATGGACAGTGCACAGTCAGCAATGCGAAATGCGATTAGCGACGCTGATTACGATACGGCCAAGCAGACCTTCCTACAAGCAGAAGTGACATACGCCGATTGCGCTCAATTAATTACGAACGTCGAAGCCAAAATCAAATCTTGGGGTGAATTTGGTTTAAAGGAACATCAAACCAGAATTACTGAGCTAGGTCGCACCATGTGGCAACTTAAGCAAGCTGAAGTGATGGCCGCATTACCTGCTGAACTTCCTACAGACCTACGCATTGGCCTTCAAAAGCTAATGACCATTAATAGTATGCAAGGTGGTGTTGGTGATGGGTATTACGGTAGCCGTATAAACAAGATTTACGGGCAAGTTGAGCCTGAAGAGTTAACAGCAACAAGAAGCGCATTATTGGCTGAAATGGGACTTTAAAGAGTTGAGGGAATTGGTAGGTAATGTTTGCAGCTTAATCCTCCGTACGAGCTGCACTCGTTACCTACCTTTTTAATATTCGAATATAAAAGACGATTTCTTAATTAATTTATATGACGTTAACTGGTGTGCATCCTCCATTAGCATCGAATCTCAGAGCATAACCACCTTCCCATTGTTTCAGCCATATCTTGCTATCTTCAGCAGTAAGTTGGATTTTAAAATTACAGTCAAAAATCTCTTCTGGAGTCACATCAATCTCTCTATTGAAAGACCTTCTGGCTTGGAAAAATACAAATGGAAAAACATGTCCCGAACCATTTTGTGGCAGAAAGCTCTCTTTCTTATATTTAATTATCTCCTTAACTCTCATTTTATGACTATCTGACATTTTACTACCAAAAACAACTCCAACTAATTGAGAAAAATCATAATGTAATAGTCGTTGTAAGGGAGACAGACGCTCAGAAGAAAGTGATCCACCATTAAGGATAAGACGATATTCTTGCTCATATTCCCAACTGCGATGCTTTGAACATAAAAAACTGTCCGACTTATCCCAATGATTTTTTATTTCATTCAAGTCGACGCATGTTAGGTTACTTACCAATTTTCGGGGAAGTAGCCAGCATGCATTATGAAAGTCAATATTTTCAGAATAATTAACTTTTGAGAATGGTATAGAGCTAGGCACTGATATTCTGTACGTTTCAGTGATCCCTACTGAGTTTATACAATTGGAAGGGTCTTGCTTTAATGCTCCATCAATGGTTCTGAATATAAGGCTATAACCGAAGTGCTGTGCTCCATAATGTCCCCACATAAGATGGTCATTACTTTTAGAAGAGAATGAGACAAAATAACCTAGTTTAGGACTTGAATAAGATAAATAACGTTGAACTTCCTCAGCAAAAAAAGTCACATTTTTTGGCATTGTATCTTGATTTTCAGGTTCAGAAACCACATCGCCAAAGATGCTAATTAGTCTACCAGCCATTATTTCTCCGTAAGTGATCGGAGTTCTTCTAGATAAAGCTGTTGCAAGTATCTCGATATGGTACTCATTTATTTCTGAATCACCCCAAGATACCTCCTTAATGTCATTATTTACCTCATTTAAGAGCCTCATCCATAGTTCTTTATCCGAAGGGAAATGGTAAAAGCTCTCCCCATCAAATGGATCATTCAACTCATCTTGAGAGGCAAAGTACAATTCATTATAGAGAAGTTCTTTAAAGGATAACTCAGTTGAAGACCTGTATCGGTATAAGAGCATAAAAGTAAAAGTCATTGATGATTAATTACTTACATCCTATCAATAGATTTGAGTAATCTGCAAGATTAAAGAATGAATGCTCGAATGAGACTGAATAAGCTATCACGAAATTTGTGACATTTTTCAGTTGGCCACTCAGTGAAACTGACTTTCTGGGAAGATCACTTTATTTGAAAAAGTACGGCGATTATCATGCGACTGATCGGCGTGTAACTAACTTCAAGTGAGAGACGACAGCGGAGGGAGTCGAACCCACATACACAGCGCATGGCGCAGTCTGCTTTACCAGTTAAGAGTACACTGACATCTCTCAAGACCGAATATAACAGCATCGAGCGAGTAACAACTAGATCCAACGGAGTTAAACTATTGGAAAGCGTTTCAAATTAGACCTAATTATGGGTTGAATGTGAAATAGTCGAAAATTGAATTATCGTGAAAAATCGCGGCAATTATCGCGCTACAGATCACCTAAACAGCTTTTGCCCCAAAGTTTGCTAGCATTTATTTAGTGAATCGAAAATTGACGAACTATTTGCCCTAACAGTTCTTATCGATGAACCTTATTTTTAGTGAGTCTTCATGAATGAGCGGAACTGGATGGGTATACAGTCATATTTAAATTTAGATGTTTTTGAGTGTTTTTACACTCATTAGTTTGCGCGTTTTTCCAGATGGTGTATTTGATAGAAAGCTGATAAGTTCTTTGCATACAGGTAGTTAACTGTGCGCGTTTTAACTGGTCCAACGAGGTAAACGCGCATGCGCACTAATAAAATGTTAGCAGTCTATAGATATGAGCAAATGCAAAGTATGTAACTGTGAGCTTGGAGAAGTGCCAATGTGTTTTGGTGGCAACTCCCCAGCCTTACTCATGGTTCCTGAGAATGAATATGATAGGCGCGTCGAAGAAAACGCAGACCAATGTATTGTTGATGGTAAACATTTCTTCGTGAGAGGGCATATCGAGCTCCCAGTCACTGATACAAGCGAGGTATTTATTTGGTCTGTTTGGGTTTCGCTTAGCGAACAGAGCTTTGATCAAATGTGTGAAAGCTGGGACTTGGAAGGTAGAGAAAAAGCAGAGCCATATTTCGGGTGGCTTATGACAAAGCTACCTTGCTATCCGGACACACTTCACCTCAAAACTAATGTTCAAATTCAACCGGTTGGTGTTGTTCCGCTTATTCAAATTCAGCCATCAGATCATCCGCTGTCAAATGAACAGCAAAATGGCATCACTATGGAGCGCGTGCATGAAATCGTTCATCAAATCATGCAGCATTGAAAAACTGCTAACAAGGCCAAGCAGCATCACCCCTTCGGGGCTGGACCTCGCTACGCTCGGCCGCTGTTGGCGGCGTTGGTATGACTCCCCACGTCAAGTAGAGCACACAAATATCGGCCTAATTATTTAAGCCTTATTTTTACGTTACTCAAAAGGATTGAGTTAACGCAGTAGATGAAGCAAGTAACTTCGTCGGTTGTCATGCTGATATCCGTGGATTACTTATCTTTCGACAAGCAGCGCCTACCTTACTTTATCCGCCGTGGCACCTGTCTTCAGTCTATGTACGTGGTTCAATACAGGGTTAGCCGTATTGCCATCCTAACGCCGTCGGTGGTTGTGCCACATCCGCTGCCTCACCAGCTGCATTAACTCAAAAATTAAACTCATGCAGGCACCCTCGCTAAACGCAACTTGGGATTGATCTGCACTAATACAATTTCCCTCGCAATCGCCCAAATATAAGCAATCATTTCTCTCGCTATGGCTGTCACAACCACATTATAGTGTTTACCTTTTTGCATTAGCCGTTGATATCGACGGCAAAGCCGAAGTTGTGCTTGCCATGCCATATCAACAACTTGCTTCGGCAAACCTTCTTGTCTTAGCTGAAGGTCTGTAGAGATATTGGCGGGATAGCGATAGGTGTGCGCTCCCTCCACGAGTAATCGCCTAGCCCGAGTATTGCCGCACTTGGTTATTGCTCCGAGATGACGTTTGCCGCCACTAGAGTGTTCAGCGGGGACGAGTCCTAAATAACTCATTAATTTTCTGGGATGATCAAAGCGTGTTAAGTCGCCTAATTCTGCAATTACACCCGTTGCAACCAAGAGCCGCACACCTCTTAGCGCTTGAATGGCTTTGACAACGGGATAATAGCGCCAATTTCTCACATGATGCTCAAGTTCATTGTCTAATCGTTTTAGCCTTGCAATCCGTTCCATGACAGTCTGTAGATATTCCTGCAAGACAATCTGCTGACTGGGATGGGGTAATATCAGTTCGGTCAGCCAACGTAAATGCTGTAGTGACCAATTGGCCGTACCTTTGTAGTTGATATTATTTCGAAGGAGTAACGCTTTAAGTTGGTATTTGGCATCCTTTAAATCCTTCATGGCAGTTTCCCTTGCACGGGAAAGGTCACGAATGGCTTCGTCTTCAGGCTCAGGCACATAGATGGGTGTGAGATCTTCAGATTTAAGTAGCTTAGCGAGTTTAAGCGCATCACGTTTATCAGTTTTGACTTTTTCACCAGGCTTTTTGGGAATGAGAGAGGGAGCGATAACGTAGCAACAGTGGCCTAAGCTAGTGAGGAGACGATAGATCCAATAGCCACAAGGGCCTGCTTCGTAGACAAAGTGCAGTGTTGCATCTGGATACTTGGATTGAAGTTGTTTTGCTAATTTAGTGATGGATGCTTTTGCACTAGAAACGCGGCCATAATGTACCGATTGTGCACCATAATGGTCTTCGATATAGGCGACTTCGACGAATTCTTTATGAGTATCTAAGCCAATGAAAAGTATGTTATGTTTTATCATGCTGATCTCCAATTTTTAGTTTCTTTGACAAAACTATTATGGCTCTGGCTTTAAGCTAATCCACGATTGATTGGAGATCAGCATCTTTGTGGGGAGTCATTATGTCTATACCACTGTTACGCTGGTAAATTTGGGATTGATGATGATAAAAAATTTAATATTAGACACTAACATTCTTCATAAGGACTATGACTTTAGAAGTAAAGATTTAAGGAAAATCATCAAAATATGTAGTTTGTATAATGTTAATGTTTGTATTCCCCAAATAGTTATTGATGAATGTTTAGGTCAATATAGAAAAGCATTTAAGACTGCTATTGGAAATCTAGAAGCATCAAAGAGAGATATAACTCGACTCCTGAATGATCGATATATAAATAAATTTCCTTTTGATAAGCTGATCAAAGAGGTATCTACTCGAGAGGAATACTACTCGAAGGTATTGAGCGATTTTATCAATGATAAATCAATTGATGTTATTCCTTATTGCAAAATCTCCCATCAAGATGTGGTTAATAAAATGTACGATGCTAAATATCCATTTATTAATAATGACATGGAAAGAGGCTATAAAGATTTTTTACTAACAATGTCAGTGTTAGAGCATGTCAATGGGAATGAGTCTGTTATATATACCAAAAACGTCAAAGACTATTCGAATGAAATCAATAAAGACTCTATCAGATCTATACATACTGACTATGAGAGTGAAAATTGCTTTGTGTCTGAGAGTTTACCTTCGATAATACAAAAATTACATGAGGGTCATAGTTCATTCAAATCTCTTAAAATTGATAGCTCTGATCTAGATACGTTTTTTGATGAAATGGTTGCTAACATTATTGATGGGATTTTGTATAAAGATGAACTTTACGGTGAATTATGGTTTGAACCAGAGGTAAATAAAGGATCTATCTATAGTCAAATAGTAGATGAGCCTACCATTATGCAAGATATAGATTGGCAGCAGTTTACTGTCTCTGGAAAAGTGAAAATTCAATTTACTTGTAAATTTTCGATGAGTAACCATGAGTTTGAGATGTTGAGTGAAAACTTCTACTTTTATGAATTAATTAGTAGTGCAGTCAAAAGTAAAGGGCATAAACTCGATGATGAATGGGAGTATACTTTTCATGATGTAAAATATATAAGTATCTTTGATTTTACGTATGATCTACTTGAATTTGAAAATAATCCATTGGAAAAATACGATGAATATGCTTTGACGATCTATCGGGTAACTTAGTGGTATAACAAGCAATTTAAGAGGGATTCACAACGCTTGGCACTTTTGCTTCTACTTCAAATTTAGTGTCTATGGCACAATGCTTTAGGTTTGGGTGGAGGCGTTGTTCACTCCTTAATTGGGCGTTAGGCAATACTGCATGAGCCGAAACGCACACCAAAATTGTGCGTCTCTCAGAGGTGGCCTCCTGAGACTGATGATGGCAGGTTTTATTTATGTAGTTTTAGGACCAGTAAGTTTTGGGTTAGGTTTTTTAATTTCAGAAAAAATTGCACAGCTATCAACTATCAACAGGGAGGATTTGCTTATGGTCAAGAAGGTTACACACGAGATAATGGCATACGCAAAAAGCATCAAAAGCCGCGTCATCGCGTCTTGGGAGGTCCACCTCCCTTCCAGGCCAAGCCTGCTGAAGAGCTTGTGAAACTCAAGCGAAAAGGAAAACTGAGAAATGCCTAACAAATGGTTCAAGTTGCTCGCTCCGCTCACTCGGGACCGGCTAAAGCCGGCCCCTTAACCAAACGTTAGAGTTTATGAAGAAGTTACTGCTGTCACTTTTACTTTTATCCAATTTAGCATGGTCCTCTACACCAATGAAAACAGATACATACGGAAATCCGATCCTTGATCAGTACAGCGAAGAGGGATTTGTTGACTGCGTTCTAAGAATTGTTGAACGGTCAGAGAGCGCCAATAGCTTCAGGCTCCGGTTACGGGCAACATATTCTGGTGAAGTCGTTGGTATGGATGTTGAAGTTGTCAAAAACATCCAGAGCGGATTTGATTCAGAAATGAAACTCAAGAAAGAAAATGTCTATCGACAAGGCGTGGTATTCATCCGAACTGGACCAGAAAGCGACAGATTGATCAATGCTCTTGCCAAGCTATATGGCGAGAAAGATACAAAGCGTCAAATGAGGCTTGAGGAGATTTTCACTGCAATAGCGCTGCATCAAGGACCGCTTGAAATGGAGCAAGAGCCAGTCAAGATTAAGATTTTTGGTCGCGATGGCGAACCCTTTGATGAACATGCTTATTACGAGTCGTTCTTCAATCTTGATTTGAAAGAGGGCTTCGTGTTTTGGAATGAGAAGGATCCTGAATACCGAAAGCCCCTCATTCGAGGGCTTGCTCAATGAACTCTAACAAGGCGCGCCACTTTGCGGCCTGCGGCCGCAGCGACGCTCACCAAGGTTCGCGCGCGTGCGCTTTTATAGTTATATACTCAAGGTAGAGTATGAGTCGTAGATATTTAACACTTCAAGAAGCTGAGTCATCTCTGAATAGAGGTAAGGACGTAGAAATCTTTCTTGGTTCATTTACCCATAATTCTGAGCAATGTATTCGTTGGGCATCCTTTTCAAAAGGAGCATCAGGCGTTAATGGCTGCTTATGGGAAGCCTTCGATCAAGGATCCCCAGATTATCTAGATATTTATACATTTGATACTCCATCCGGAGAGTACGTTGAACCTACAAAGTCAGTTACAGCTGAAAATCTAAAGGCAGCGGCATCTGCATTGAAAATAGATGATTTAAAATTTGTTAATCAAGGCATGGTGCAAGATGAATATGCGGACTACTTGTCATCGAGCATATAATCGGGTAGCCGGAGGTATCTAGCCTCCAGCCCCACACCACCCTGCATGCGGCTCCGCACAGGGCGGTTCATTTAGAACGCCTAACTCACTTTCTGGTTAGGATAATGAACTGCAATCCATCCATCTCTCAGTGAACATAAACCTGCTTTCTTGAGATACTCATTACTCAGCGCTTGCTGTATCCCTGGTGTTTTCGAGCTTCGCCACGGCCCTTTGCTTGTAATTCCACAAGCAACGGCCGCTTGGATCCTGACGCCACGTTTGAGTAAGTTTTGTACCTTAGTCCGTGGCTTTCGCCATTGACGCCAGTAGCTCATACGTACTCGACGTGGGAT